AACTCTGGAGAGTCAGCGAGAATGAAGGCCAAGCGCAAGTCATTCAAGGCTCGCCACCGTCGTAATATCAAGAAAGGGAAGATGTCTGCCGCATATTGGGCCGACAGGACTAAGTGGTAATGTCGGCAAAAATAAACTCTGGCACAGAGGTCACGATACCTTTGCGTAATCTGATCTCGATAGTGATTGCTGTGATCATTGCAACCTCGGCATATTTCAGCATATTGACGCGGCTTGAAGGCATGGAGCGCGAAATGCTAAAGGACCAGATAAATATAGCCATGAACAGCGAGTTCCGCATCAAATGGCCTCGCGGCGAGCTTGGCGCGTTGCCCGCTGACGCAAGGCAAGACATGCTAATTGAGAGCCTTGAGCGCCAAATAGAAGAGCTAAAGGAAAGACCTAGCAGTGCCCAGCCCGATGTAGACCGGCTAGCGGTTCGTTTGGATGGGTGGATTGAGCGGGTTGTCCGCTTAGAGGACGGGGCTAGAGAAGATGACGATTAGTAGAGCGCAAACTGCCAAGCAGGTCAAGAACGCCCCAGCCTCCAAGAAAGTTAAGAAAGTGATGGGTGAGTTTAAAAAGGGGACTTTAAAGTCTGGCGGTTCTGGGGAAAAGGTGACCAACAAAAAGCAGGCAGTTGCTATTGCCCTGTCAGAAGCGGGTCTTAGCAAGCCAAAAAAAGCATCTGCCGGCGGGCGCATGCCAAAGGCCAAGTGCAGAAACGGTATCGCTATACGCGGTAAAACCAGAGGGGTGGTTGTTTAAATGGCGACTAGCGGAACAACCAACTTTACTCTGGACTTGTCAGATATAATGGAGGAGGCGTTTGAGCGTGCCGGCTCGGAACTCCGTAGCGGATATGACTATAAAACTGCTCGTCGGAGCATTGATCTGCTCATGCTTGAGTGGCAAAACCGCGGCCTTAATCTCTGGACGGTGCGAGACGCCACGTTGGCTCTTGTTGCAGGAACGTCGTCATACGACCTTACATCTGAGAAGTTAGACATAATAGAAGGGTTGTTGCGCACAGACGCTGGGAACACCTCCAAGCAGTCTGATCTGACTATGCAGAGAATCTCGGTCAGCCAGTACGCGCACCAGACCAACAAGCTGACCCAAGGGCGACCTCTTCAGTATTACGTTGAGCGCAAGCCCACTGGCATCACAATCCATTTCTGGCCCGTCCCTGACGCAACGACTAGCTACACTTTTGCGTACTACTACTTGGACCGCATCGAAGACAGTGGCAAGCCGGCATCCAACAACATGGACGTGCCTGCACGCTATCTTCCCTGCCTTGTAGCAGGACTGGCCTACCAGATAGCCAGCAAAAAACCAGAATCAATGAGCATCGCGCCTGCGCTCAAGCAGGTGTACGAGGAGCAGTGGAATCTTGCGGCGGATGCATCTCGCGAGAAAGCAACTCTGTATGTGGCGCCGGGAGGCTATAACGACCTATGAGCAGTTATGCCAAGGGTAAACATGCTTTCGGCTTTTGTGACCGGACTGGATTCCGTTACCCACTGCGCGACCTTGTCCGCCAGATTGAGGACGGGCGATGGAATGGCCTGTTAGTTGGCCGTGACGTGGTGGATCAGGACCAGCCCCAGCTTAAATTGGGGGATGTCAATGCGAACGATCCACAGGCTCTTAGATACCCTAGACCTGACAATTCACTTGACGAAAGCCGCGCTTTGTCTGCCTTTGATCCCGTTGGTGGTGGCAATACAGCTCTTGGGAGCCGCACTGTGGGCCTTGACATGGCAGGCGTGGTTGGGCGCGTAACAGTAGAGACTTCCTGATGGCGTTTACCTTTACCACGTTGAAGCAGGCCATACAGGACTATACGGAGTCCAACGAGACCAGCTTCGTCAACAACCTGCCGACCATCATTCAGCAGGCGGAAGACAAGATTCTTAAAACGGTACAGCTACCCGACTTCCGCAAAAATGTAGAGGGGTCTGTCGCCGCCGGCAGTCAGTATCTGGTGATGCCATCGGATTTTTTGACGCCCTACTCATTAGCGATTGATAATTCCGGATATGACTACCTGATCTTCAAGGATGTTAATTTTATCCGGCAGGCGTATCCGGTAACTGGAACGACCGGCGCACCCAAGTATTACGGCATCTTTAGCCGCACTGCATTTATTCTTGGCCCCACCCCAGACGCCGCATACGATGCGGAACTGCACTACTTCCACAAGCCTACCTCCATCACCACCTCCACAGACGGCACTAGCTGGCTTGGCACCAATGCTGAGTCAACGCTTCTCTATGGCTGTCTCCTTGAGGCGTATACCTACCTCAAGGGCGACCCCGACCTGATGCAGTTGTATGCCCAGAGGTACATGGAGGCGCTGGCCAAACTGGAGGAGCTGGGTGAAGGATACAGCACAACAGACAGCTACCGCGGCGGAGAGGTCAGGAAGCCTCGGTCATGATTGATGCCACTGTCGGTAACGTGTTTGTAGAAACAACGTCCAACAGGGGGTTTACCCCGGAGGAAGTTGCTGAGAGGTGTTTGGACAGGATTGTCTCAATAGCTGAAAGCGCCGCGCCAGAGGTGCGGGCGCAGGCTGAAGCGTTTAGGGCTGACATCAGGAAGCTCCTCGTACACTACATGAAGGAAGCCATAAAAAGCGACCGAACCACTGTTTACAACGCCCTGTGTGATGCAGGGCAAAAAGACCTAGCCGAACTTATCAGGAGACTTTGATATGGCTTTTAGCGGAAACTACATGTGTACCTCATTCAAGCAGGAACTGCTTGTAGGCTCACACAACTTCACTGCCAGCACCGGAGACACCTTCAAGCTGGCCATGTACACCAATAGCGCCAGCTTTGACGCTTCTACCACCGATTACACCGCGACCAACGAGGTGAGCGGGACGGGCTATACGGCGGGCGGGGGCACGTTAACGAACGTCACGCCTACTACGTCAGGAACAACAGCGCTGACCGACTTTGCCGATCTGACGTTCTCTAGCAGTACTATTACTGCTCGCGGGGCGCTTATCTACAACACCACAACTGGTAGCGGCTCGGGCACGACTGATTCAATCGTTGTGCTGGACTTTGGTTCTGACAAGTCATCCAGTGCGGGCGACTTTACCATCGTGTTCCCAACTGCTGATGCATCTAACGCTATTATTCGGATTGCATAATCATGGCTCTCGTTCTAAAAGACCGCGTAAAAGAGACGACTACGACCACGGGGACGGGCGCTATTTCGCTGGGCGGTGCCGTGACGAACTTCCAAGCGTTCTCGGCGGTGTTGTCTGACGGCGACACCACCTACTACGCAATTGTGGACACGACCAATACAGCGTTTGAGGTAGGTCTGGGAACGTATGCCAGTGGTGGTAACACGTTAACAAGAACGACCATCCTTGAAAGCTCCAACAGCGGATCAGCGGTCAATTTCTTGGCGGGCAGTAAAAATATATTTATTGCCTACCCTGCCGAAAAGGCCGTCTATGAAGAGTCTGACGGCTCCGTTCTGATAGAGAACCTTGAGCTAAATGCCAACGCCATCAAGTCAACGGACACCAACGGCAACATTCAGTTGTTTCCGAATGGCACGGGATTTACTGAGCTTTATGGCAACACTAACGCCGGTGCTATTCGATTTAACTGTGAAGTAAACAGCCACGGGGTGACCTTACAAGGACCGCCCCACTCAGCGGGGGCGACTTACAGCCTTGAGCTTCCTGACGCAGATGGTACTAGCGGTCAGGCTCTGGTGACGGATGGCTCAGGAAAGCTGTCTTTTGATGACGCAGGAATTAGCACAGGCAAGGCCATTGCGATGGCCATCGTTTTTGGATAGGAGATAAATAATGGCCGCACCAAACATTGTCAATGTTTCGACAATCACGGGTAAATCGTTTTACCTAGCATTGTCTACCACAAGCGCAACCCAGCTTGTCAGCAACGCCGCTTCCAGCGGACAGGTATTCAAGATCAACATGATTCAAGTCGCTAACGTCGATGGCAGT